GGCTCTTGTAGGAGCGAGGCGCATCGTGCTGGATGGCGAACGCTTAGAGATGAGCGGACGGGGGCTCGAAACATTGCGAGAAGTAGAGCGCCAACTGGACTCGGTGACCGCCTTTAGCGACGAGTGCATTGTTGCGACTGGGCACGATCATAACTTTGTGCCTGCGGAAAGTCTTTGGGGCGCGTATCGTCAGTGGTGCCGCAACGCAGGTCGCAACCCAAAACACAGGCAGCGATTTTTGACAGAAGTTGCCCAGAGTCGGGCACTAAAGGACTCCAGGGTTAGGACGGGGGGCGAGCGTGGCTACAGGGGCGTCGTTTTGACAAATCTCTTTGACTTTGCCGAAGAGCCCAATGTGGCAGACAGCCAGCCTTTGCGGCACTCAAAACTTTTTGAGTATTAGTGTAGGAAGTCACAGCTCCCTCCAGTAAGTCACTGGCTCCGTAACTCCAACCGCGTTTAGGTGCCAGCAGTACCCATCGGGTGAAGTCCGGCAAGCTCGGCACGATCCGACATACAACATGCCTGACTGAGAAGCGCAGAGCACCTTTTTGTTGAGCGGCGGTATCGCCTCAGAGCATTTAAGCCAGTTGGTCTTAGGGCTGGCAGCCCTCAGGGTGTTTGGGTTTGTCTTAATAATTGGCATTGCTCGCCCCCATCTACTTTTTAGTCACTCGAAAACGACTTATTGCAGAATGAAAAATAGTTGGATGTGATGACAATCATGGTCGTAACAGCCCATTTCGTCGCGCGCGCGCCCTGACCAGAATCGGATTTTCCGCGCTTATGCTGTCAGCTTGAGGCTTTGGGACATAAGTGAAGGAATAAGTTGCCCGGCTCTGCAGGTCGTAACTTCTAGTGACCACGGTTGAATAATTTCCGTTGGACCGATTGGCGGAAGTAGAGCAACCGGCAACCGACGCCAAGAGAAAAATTAGCGCCGAAAACAAAAACGCCGCCTTTACGCTATGGCTTTCCGTTGCTGTTTTTATTGTCGGCAGTTGTCGCCACTTCGCTTTGCTGCACTTCTGGTAGGGGCGATTGCTCCACAGCAAAGGCGTCCTGCCATTCTTGACTGGCAGCCATTTCAGCCTTTGGGTCCACTTGGCGCGAGCTTGCCGCATCGACCAAGATATTGACCTGGGTGTTTTGTGTTTCATGCAGCACAAGAGTCTGTGAGTCTCGAACGAGCGCAGCTCGCACCGGCAAATTGTCGCCGTCCACCAAGCCGTTTTGTGCCATCCACCGCGCCTTTCTAACATTGTCGTCGTATACCTCAGGGCACAGGGCTTTAAGCATGAAGATGAGCAGCACGTCGGATCTTGCCTGCGCCCTTAGCAGTGCCGCTTTGCGCAGCTCCTCAAACCAGTGTTCTTGCGCCTCTGCGAGGGCAGCCTGAAAAGCCGGTTGTTGTTGCCACGTTTTTAAGGTTACCCGATCTGTCCCTGTTGACACAAGGGCTGTCATCGTTAAGCCGCCAGCTCTTATGTAAGCTCTAATGAAATTAGATTGTTGCTCGGTAAGCTCCTGATTAGTATGGGAGAGATTTTGTGGCAAGTCCTTGTCGGGCGGGGGGAAAATTGGCTCGTCGCTATCAAAGCAGTCCTTTACGCCCACTTGCTTTGAGCGCATGTCTGCAACCTCCGGCTTTGCGCCCGAACGCTTTTGATTCTTTTGCCACCGGGCAAACTCCTGCTCCGCAGCCAAGTCGTCCAGATACTCAAGCTCTTCGCCCGGCAGCCCTTCGGGATCGGTTAAGCCCAGAAGGGCTGCGTGCCTTGGCGCAAACAGGTCCGAACTGCTCGACGACAGCGATGGCGATTTCGAGGGCGGGCAGGGCTTTTTAGTGCGTCGGCTCATTGCGCCCCCCACGCCCCGTAAAGCCATTGTGCTTGATGCGGGTGTCCAAGACCTGTACCGCCTGAGAAAGCAGGACCGTAAGCTCCTCTAGGCGGTCTAGGCGCTGCAAAATGCTTGGTGCCTCCCGTGACCCCTCCGGGGACCGAGAGGGCGTAGGCTGGCGGCAGAGGCGAATGGCTAGGGCTCCCAGGGCTCCCAGGGCTCCCAGGGCTCCCAGGGCTCCCAGGGCTCCCAGGGCTCCCAGGGCTCCCAGGGCGGTCAGCGATTGAAACTCTAGAGCCATATGCAGTGGGGGAGGGGGGGGGTTCAGCCGCGTGTATCAACACGAAAAATTACAGTTTTAGTTTTCATTTTGCCAGAGCGCGCTGCTTTTTGAATCGACGCCCTAAGGCTTTCTGGGTAGTCCGAGAGGGTTGCGCAGATCCAGTGCAGGGACATGAGCTTGGTATCGGACGAAAAGAGCCACGCGGCGGCATCAAAGGCGAGGTGAGCCTTGCCGCGGACAGGGTGCGTGTAGTCGTACATGGCGCGCTGAATCATGGCAATCATAAGTCTCTTTTCGGGCAGTTCGGGTGATGTGACGTTAATCTGATCGAAGTCTGTTGTGTCAAAACGTGGTGGTTTCATCGGAAAGGTACTCGCTAAAGATTTTTAGAGCTTGTTCAGCACTGCGAGCTACTTCCGCCTTAAAGCCCCTAGCACGGGCAAGGTTGAGATAATCGTTCTGAGCCTTAGTCAGGGTACCCCTTGCGCTCTTAAACTCGATAAAGAGCCCGTGAAAGCCCTTAGAAGCGAAGGGGATGAATATGTCGGGAACGCCGGGGTGCACCCCCTCGCGCCACGCCCTCAAACGCATACTCTCGGTTCGTAGGAATCCGTTCGGGACCGCAAAGACCCCTCTGGCAGCGTCAACAGTCAAGGTGCGCAAGATCGCCATAAAGCGCGCCTGCTCCTCGTGCTCAGAACGCTCCGATGCTCCTCTCGGAGGCAAACCCCCCTTGGAGCCAGCATCGGAAGATGCCAAATCGCCGCTGGGCGACGACAGCGCCTCAAACGCCTCAAAGCCACTTATGCCCCTGTAGGGGCTGGTGCCCTTGGGAACGCCAGGGGGCGGCGCTTCGCTGAAACGAGAGGTGCCTGTAAAAATTCGCCGTGCGCGTCGGGTCATAGGGCAAGAAAGCTGAAGTAAACAGTGCCAGCACAACCTAGCCGATACTGAAGTTGCCTCAAGCGAGTTTTTGTCACCTAAAGTGTCAACGGAATTGAGCTTCCTTCGCCCCCAAAAGAACCATGGAAATTGGGCGCAAATTTGAAGGGGTTTTTGGGGTCAAAAAACACCCTGGTTTTTTTACCCCCAAAAAATCACTCGCCGAAGGGCAAAAGTACCACGCGTGACAGCATGACACCCCTAACTGCTGCCGTAATTTTTTCATGCTTCACGAGAGGTCATAACTGTTGATGGTTTCCTATAGATCGTCTCGTAGTTATTTTTTGGTACCCTATTTACCTATTTAGCTGTCATGCTGTCATAAGAAGTAAGTAAAGATAGTGGTATTAGGGGTTTAGGTGCATGACACCCCCCTTGACACCCCCCCCCAGAGGGGTGTCATGGGGGGTGTCATGCAAGGGGTCGTAACTAACTGGTTTTATTAGGGGGCGTTTTTTTGTTTTACTGGATAAAACGGGCTCTCGTGGGGGTAGAACAAAGCGCTCTCGTCAAAATAGAACGGGCTCTCGTGGCAGTAAAACAAAATTTTGTTTTATCGCCACGAGAGCCCGTTTTATTAGGTAAAACGACCCTGAATAAGTAGTTGTTTTCGGTTGGAATCTGTTCAGACGGATGACACCCCCCCCAGGGGGGGTGTCACGCCATATTTTGATAAGTTTTGTTGTATGGAAAAGTTATAGAAAAACAGGGTAAAAAATAACCCCAAAAATGAGGTCAAAAATGAAGCGAAAAATGAAGCGAAAAATGAAGCGAAAATGCCCCTGGAAATGAGGCGAAAACGAGGCGTGAATAAAACTGCGTTTGCGCGGACGAGCCCTCAATGTGGCTTGGTCGCACCGCGACGCATCGCAGCCAAATCCTCTCCCGCAGCTCCCATCGCCCAAAGCAGCTCGCACAAAGTAGACTCAACACTACGCACGTCATTCAACAGCACGGCTTCCAATTCTGCGATCCCACGCCGCGCCCTTTCTTGAAAATGGCGCTCAGCCACCTCAACAGCTCGGCGCACACGCCCACCCCTTCCCCACCGCTCCCGTTCCCGTAGCTCAATCAAGCGTCCCATTCGCTGCCACCCCTTAGAAAATCTGCGAAAGTTCTTATGTCCAGGGAACGCCCGTAAAAACTATGATCCCCCTCACTCATCGTCTCGACTACAATCCACGTCACCCGTGAAATAAAGTAATCGCTGGCACCTAAGTCCCGCAAAGCGCCCTCCGCTGTCGTGAGATCCTCAAGAAACGCGGAAAGCCCGTCGCCCCCATTCCGCCTCAGACCCTCAATCACGCCAATGCTCCTCGCCATAAAAAGCCCAAGAGCATCCTGGACGTTATCAGCCCCAAAAGCCTTACTTCCCCAAAGCCAGTCGTTTCTATTGCTCATTCTCGCCCCCAAACCCATTAAACTCGATGTCGCCGCTGGCTGTCAGAAGTGACCCCACCACTGGTGCCATAGCACGACGCATAATCCGTTTTAACTCCGAGCCGTTACCGCCGCCAGCCCTCATCGCCCTAAACTCCCTCGGCGTCGGAAGCGACGAGAAGATGTGGTCAACCAAATAGCCCTCGGAACGCAGGCTACCCACAATCCGAGAAATCGTTAGGTCCAACAGATACCTCCTGGCGTCAGTGCCACTAAAATCCACACGCTCCAACAGCACCTCCAACAACTCGCGCTGCAAGCGCAAAAAATCCCTCACGTCCATCCTGCCTCCAAAAATAAAGCCCTGAACGCTTTCGCGTTTCACATCAATGGGCTCAAGGATTATTGCCCTCAAACATGGGAAAAATTTGAGGAAAACAAAAAAAAATATATTAACCTTTGTTTACACCCCCCCCCTCGGACCTTTTTCGCCGAAAAATTTCGCGAATTTTTTGCCCTCCGCGCATTTCCGTTTCAGATAAATCAATCTGAAACCGCCGGGCACGGCGGCTCAGATAGTTTAATCTGAAATCGCCGGGCACAAGGCGCCGCACGCCGCACGCCGCACTCCGCACTCGGGGCACGGGGCGCCGTTGCTCAGATAGTCCAATCTGAAACCGCCGGGCACGGCGGCTCAGATAGTTTAATCTGAAATCGCCGGGCACAAGGCGCCGCACGCCGCACGCCGCACGCGGAGCACGGGGGCACGGGGGCACAAGGCGCCGCTCGGGGCACGCCGACCGGGGCGCCCTAGGGCACGCCGCACGCCGCACTCGGGGCACGGGGGCACGGGGGCACGGGGGCACGGGGCGCCGTTGCTCAGATAGTCCAATCTGAAACCATTTTAGTTTTAAGCTCTTGCCATTCCCTCACCTCCTTCAACACGCGCAGCCCTGGAGCCCTGCCGCAGCCTAGGCTCTGGAGCCCTGCCGCAGCCTAGGCTCTGGAGCCCTGCCGCAGCCTAGGCTCTGGAGCCTTGCGCAGCTCTGGAGCCTCGCGCAGCTCTGGAGCCTTGCGCAGCTCTGGAGCCTTGCGCAGCTCTGGAGCCCTGCCGCAGCCTAGGCTCTGGAGCCCTGCCGCAGCCTAGGCTCTGGAGCCGCGCGCAGCTCTGGAGCCCTGCCGCAGCCTAGGCTCTGGAGCCCTGCCGCAGCCTAGGCTCTGGAGCCCTGCCGCAGCCTAGGCTCTGGAGCCGCGCAGCCCTGGAGCCTTCGCGCAGCCCTGGAGCCTTGCGCAGCTCTGGAGCCTCGCGCAGCCCTGGAGCCCTGCAGCCTCTATACACTGCCGGGTACACTGCGCCCGCTAGAGTTATCCTCCAACGGGCGCACTGCGCCCGACCAAAAAAAACGGGCACCCCGACCGGAGCGCCCGTTTCACTTAAAACAAATTGAGATTAAAACGGCTATAGGTCTGCATCGAGCCCACCGCACCAGGCGCCTAGAGCATCATCGAGCCGCATGGGTCCGTCCCAGTCATCACAGCCACAGGCACACGCGCCCTTTGGTCCCTGCCATCTCTCATCATCGAGGTCCACAATGCAGTCAGCCTCCGGTTCACCGCACGCCGCGCAAATCCACACCGCCAGCCGCCTCATGCTTCCCCCTGGTCTTTCCTGCTCGCCATATACTCATAGGCACTATCGCCGTGCTCCAGGCTAAACATGTCGCACAGCTTACCAAGCACCCCGCGCAGCAAATCATTCTGCCGCGCAGCCGTCATGCCTTCTGCCCTTGCTACCTCTTTGACCCATTCCGCAAATTGCCTACTAACCGCAATCGGATTAACTGCCGACTGAATGAAATCCACATTTTTGATATTTAATTCCATTTTATTCTAGCCTCCAAAAATTAAACGCTCTGAATCATCTGCTCTGCATGTTCAATGGCACCCTCCTGCCCTAGAAAGCCGCCACAGCTATCGACCACGCTATCGCACTGGTCGCAGCCGCACGCGCCCTTGTAAATTAAAACCTCCCACACATCGCCCCTCAGATATTGGTCGTACTCCGACACCTCGCCTTTTAGCGCCGTCAGTACCCGCGCCTCGTCTGCCGACCCTAGCCAGCTCAGCGCGTTTTCTTTGGTGCAGTAGATCCAGCCGACTTGCCCGGAATCCCACCGGCAGCCAAACGCGCCCGTGCTCATCGTAATCCCACCGTGATCGTACAGGTACAGCGGAAGCGCGATCACCTCGTCGGGAAATCCAAGCTCGCGCATGTTCACGCGGTCCAATGCCATCTCAAAGATTGCCCTACTTCTGTGCTCCGGCACCTGATGTTCTGTCATGGCACGCTCGATTATCTCATCGCGGTCTTTTCCGCTGACCTCCCCAGCAAAAAAATCATCCACGATCTTCCGTTGCTCTGGCACCGTTGCGTGCTCTAGCCATAACTTTCGCATGAAGTCTTCGCTATCGTAATGCTCATGAGGATCGCCCAGATCGTAGCGCCCGTGCCAGCAAATCATGGTGCCCAAATTCTCTTCATCCGCCCTAGGGCTGAATAAGCAGTACATATCCTGCCGAATCACTGCCCGGACATCGCCGTTGCAGATAACCGTTTCGCCGTTTTTGTTTGTTTTGCGCTCCATGCTCCTTCTTGCCTCCAATAGTTAAACAAATTTAAATATCCACCGCGCCTAAGTATGGCACCGACCGTCCTCTGTCATCCCGCCGACCAAACCTCCTATGATGCAGTCTGCGAATTGACCGTCTGGAGCCACGCCACAAATCACAATCGAATCGCCCTGCACGCGCCTTGTATACGCCGACAAAAGCATCGCATCGGTCATCCGAGCCAGTCCAGCTTTGACCCCCTCGTGCAAATCCTCCGGGAATTGAAACCGCCGCAGCCACTCCCCATAGTGTTTGTCCCCTACTTGCATCTCGATAAGCCTGTTGATCACTTCCTGCCTCATATTGCCTCCAATGTTATTAAAAATCCGACAAATCATAAGTCGCTAGGAAATTGCGCGCCGACTCGCAATCCTCCGCAGAGCTTTTCGACACATACCTCCGATAGTCCTCAGGCGTTAAATGATTTGGCACCTCGCTGTCTGCCAGCATCCCATAATTGAACCGGAGCCACTCCCGAACGTGCGAGCCGATCCTTTCCGCGCCGCCTCTGCCAACGTGTTCAACGTCCAAACGCCCTTTGTATGTATGCCCGTCCTCCCATTCAATCCAAAAATCGTGCTTGTCGTAGCCGCATCTCTCGGGCGCCGTGAGGCTGTTTTCAGCTAACCAATCGTTCGCAGCCCGGAGAGTTTCAAATTCTCTCGTGATGCACAGCTCACACGGTCCTTCCGCACGTTCTACTTTGACTCGTTTTATTTTAATCATTCTGCCCTCCCCGCTTTATTTCAAGCGCCCGAAGCGCAAACCTAATCACCGTTGCCATCTCGCCCGCCGAATAACTTCGGTATCCCAAAGGGCATGATTCCCCGCCGCCTTTGCTGTCCTGCACAATGCGCCAGCCGTACACCGAATTGTGTTCAAGATGCCAGCTACCCGGCTGTCGCGTGTCGTCCGTTTCATTTCGCCCTAGCGCCCGGCATAACTGCCCAAACAGCACCGCCAATTCCTTGTTCGTGGTCCTCACTTGCTGCTCTCCTCCCTTGTTTTTTAACTCTGCTGCGCGCAACGCCCAATGCAGCCCGGTCGCCATCTGCGCACTCGAATCGCATGTCAGTCCGAACACGATTTTTTCGCTGCCGTCCTCACAAATCTCACATATGCGCCAGCCGCCATAAAAATCGTTTGCTAGCCGCCAGCTACCAACCTCTTTTTTGTCTTGCCTCTGTTTGCGCCCAAAGAGCGCGCATAATTGCGGAAAACGAGCTTCGCATTGTGTCTGCCTTTTGCCCTTCATCTTGTTGCCTCCAAAACACTCACTCTTGACACGTTAAACCGCCCCTTTCATTGTGTCAACACCCTGCTTCCCGTGATGCTGCCAGAAAAAATTAGGGACCAAAAAAAAATATATAAACCTCCTAAAACACCCCCCCCCCGGACCCTTTTTTTCGTAAAAACCCCTTTCGATTTAGGCAAGCCGTAAGTACCTGAACCGTGGTTAACTGCCTGAACCGTGGTTAACTACTTGAACCGTGGTTAAATGCTTGAATCGTGGTTAAATGCCTGATTTGTGGTTAACCTCCTAATTTAATTACACGCCGACCGAGGCGCCGAGGGGCACGCCGACCGGGGCGCCTCCAGGCACGCCGACCGGGGCGCCCTGTAGGCACGCCGACCGGGGCGCCGAGGGGCACGCCGACCGGGGCGCCCTGTAGGCACGCCGACCGGGGCGCCTCCAGGCACGCCGACCGGGGCGCCGAGGGGCACGCCGACAGAGGCGCCTCCAGGCACTCCGACCGGGGCGCCTCCAGGCACGCCGACCGAGGCGCCGAGGGGCACGCCGACCGAGGCGCCGTTAGGGCACGCCGACCGGAGAGCCGCCTAGAGCACGCCGACCGGGGCGCCCTGTAGGCACGCCGACCGAGGCGCCGTTAGGGCACGCCGACCGGGGCGCCGTTAGGGGCACGCCAATAAAAGGGGCGCCTCCAGGCACGCCGACCGGGGCGCCGTTAGGGGCACGCCAATAAAAGGGGCGCCTCCAGGCACGCCGACCGGGGCGCCGTTAGGGGCACGCCGACCGAGGCGCCGAGGGGCACGCCGACCGAGGCGCCTCCAGGCACGCCGACAGAGGCGCCTCCAGGCACTCCGACCGGGGCGCCCTGTAGGCACGCCGACCGGGGCGCCGTTAGGGGCACGCCAAATAGAAAGGGCGCCCGTAGGCGCCCCTTCCGTTTTATCCATCACGGCTAAATGTTTGTTTGTGTAGCAGGTCAATAGCGATCAAGGGCAGATCGCCCACCTCAACTTTTAAATGCTCAAGTAACTCGCGCACCTGCCTTTTATACCGTGAGAACGGATCCGCGCCCGTATCCGCGCCCGTATCGGTGCCGGTGTCGGTGCCCGTATCGGCGCCGCTGCTAGTGTCGGCGCCCGTATCCGCGCCCGTATCCGCGCCCGTATCCGCGCCCGTATCACTCGGCGCAATCAAAACAAGGTTAAAGCGCTTGCCTAACGCCTCTCGATTCGGCGCCGTATCAGCATGGCGCCAATATGCGCCGCTGGGCTCAAAATACCAACCGTTCTGTTTTAGCCAGTCCCGATCCTCGGCGCTTGGCTTATGGCTAAAAAAAACATCGATCCGATTGCGATCAAGCACGCGCCGGACATCGATCCGCAATTCTCCGACCGGCGCCGGTGTCGGTGTCGGTGTCGGTGTCGGTGTCGGTATCCGCGCCGGTGTCGCCATGCGCTTGCTATAATCTGCCGTGGTCTTCGCGTGTAGTTTGTTTAGTGCTGATAATGCGTTTGCCATGATTGCCCCTCTTGTTTTTTTTTATGTTTTGGTGTTGTCACCATAGGGCGCCCGATTCAACGGGCGCCCGGTGCTGACTACATAGCAAGGGCTAATTCCAGCGCGTGCTTATTTTGCGCCGCGCCGGGTCCGAACCATTGGGAAGAAAGGCGTGTGTCGGCTCCGCGCCCCGCCTCATGAGTAATGTATTCACTCACGGCATTGTAGGCTTGCCATGCGGTGCCCCGAATTGCCGGGACCAATTCAAGCCCCTTCTGAGTGTCGAGTAACTCAATCACGCGCTGCACCTTGTTTTCCATTCTTGAGCTGACCTCGGCGCCATCGGCTCTTAACTGTAAACTCTCCGGGGAAATAACCTCTCGGATGTAAACCTCTTGGGAGTTGCGGCTCACCTTCCGCGCTGCTAGTGCCCTAAGATCGCTCACTTGAGCATGAAAACCAGCCAACACTCGCGCAATCTCATCTCTGTACGCATCGAGGCGCTGATTTACGTGTCTGGTGTGCTTAGTTTGAAAGGTTACATCTTTCTGAGCCATAGCCAACGTGTTGGCGCAAACCACTCGGACCGAGGTTAGTCCAGCGCCCGACCGGCAAGATCCGTCGAATGACTCTTGGAACAAAACGTACCCTCGGATCGGATCGCCCGGAACTATGTCAGCATCGGCGCCCGTAACCTTTCCGAGCACCCACAGTTTCCTACCGCCATTTAACGATCCGCCTGACTCCAGGGTGACTAACCCCGACTCAATCAAGGGCGCATAACGCTGGAACACCTCAGCCGGTTGTACTAGTCCGTAGCTATCGGAGTGCATCCCGAGTACCTTGCCATCAGATCTAACAATCGCCGAGTGTTCGGGCGCATCGCCGTAAACCTCGGCGCCCGTTTCGGGGTCGGTTACCTTATATGCCCCGGCGCACTGGTGCAGCGTAAACGGGTAAGCCATGTTCCACGCCTCGGCGGGTGTGGGCGCATCGGTCAATACTTGACCCAAGCCATGCCATGCGGGTGTGGTGTTAAAAAAAGCATAATTCCCTTCGATATTGTGCGCCATGATTGCCTCTCTATTCTGTCCGAGCTTAATTGCCCGAATCAATCGGCACGCCGATGCTCTGCCCGGCGTGCCTGTTAATCCGATCAAACTTCCCTGGCTAGTGTCTCAAGTTTCTGCACCTCCCTCTGTAGCCTGGCAGTAAAACCGCGGAGCACGCGCAATTGTGCCGGAATAGTGCCCTTAAAATTACTGATCTGACCAATCGTGTCGCGTAGTTTCTCGGCACGCTCCTGGAGCGATTCCGCTAACGTATCAATCGCGATCTCTAGGCACTCTTCTTTGTTTTCTGCTGGAATCGGCTGGTTATATTTTTCGCATGATCGATTCACCGCAGCTATCAACTGCGCCAGTTTTATCGGGTCCGGATTATACATTGTGATTGCCTCTCAATTCTGTCTGACTTGATTGCCATGTTTTCATTCTAAACAAATTTAAATGAGAGTGTCAACGGAGATCGCATCAAATACTGCGATGTTGCACAAATTCTATAACCCCTTGAAATTATTGGACTTTTTTTCGGGGTGCAATCAGCGCTCTGAGCGCTTACTATAAGCTACTTAAAGCTGGTCGCAAGTAGTTGGAATTGTTGAGCTTTTATCGCTCGGGCTCGCTTATATCATATCCCGCCGTTTCTTGTCAAATTATTTTTACAAAACCCCGAAATATTTCACAATAATTCTAGCCACCTAGTTTTCTAAAACTAATAAAGTAGGATTAGCTAATAAACTCAGTCGGTTGTCTCTTACTTGCGCACTACAGGGGCAGGGGCGCAGGGGCGCGGGGGCGCGAAGGGCGCGGGCGGGGGCGCGCGGGCGGGCGCGCGGGCGGGGGCGCGGGCAGGGCAGGGCATGGGGCAGGGCAGGGCATGGGACAGGGCAGGGCATGGGGCAGGGCATGGGGCGCGGGGGCATGGGGCGCGGGGGCACGGGGGCAGGGCAGGGCATGGCAGGGCAGTGGGGCAGGGCAGGGGGGCACGGAGGCAGGGCAGGGCAGGGGGACACGGGGGCAGGGCGGGGCAGGGGGCACGGGGGCAGGGCAGGGCAGGGCAGGGCAGGGCAGGGCAGGGCAGGGCAGGGCAGCAAATCAACCCCTTCCCGCCTAACCCCCTGAAACCCTTGGGGGTCCAAAGGGGACAGGTACTTACGCGCAACTTGTTGAATTTGTTAGATTTTGCGGAAGGTCTAACCCCGCCAGGGGGGCGCGGCTATGTAGGTCCATGGCGAGAAAAGTAAAAAAGGGCTTTGTGTCAACAGCCACCCCTAGTGCCTCGGCGGTCCCCCGGTGCCTCGGCGGTCCTCCGGTGCCTCGGCGGTCCTCCGGTGCCTTGGCGGTCCTCCGGTGCCTCGGCGGTCCTCCGGTGCCTTGGCGGTCCCACAGGGCTCTCGACCTACGGCTCTACGAGCATAGGTTACTGACGGCATGAGCAGCCCCAATGACCCAAGTGACCGCAGTGACCGCAGCGCCCAAAGCACCCCGCTCCCTGGAATCAAGTCGTCCAGGGTCAAAACGCCTCAGGGGCTTGTGGAGCAGCGGGAGGTCGATACGCCTTGGTGGGTTTACGACGCCATTACGGACATGACGCCTGAGCGAATCTTTTGGATTACTGGCGGCTTAGGGTCCGGCAAGACCACTGGCGGCGCCATGTGGTTCATCGACCGCTGGTTGCTTAACAAGCACTCGCGGTTCTCCTGGGGTGTGGCACCGACGTACACGAAGGTCGAGCAGATCATAATCCCTGCCGTGGTGCAGGTGCTCCATGACGTGTATGGGCTAAGGGAGCGTATTCACTACTCGCTGACCCGAACGCCTTTCTGGAAGCTGACGTTGAAGGGCTATCAACACGAGATGCACTTTCTGTCTGGCGACCGCCCTGAGTTGTTTGTGGGCTCAAACATCGCGTGCTGGTGGATTACGGAGCCCGGATTGCAGGACCGCGAGGTTTATGAGAAGTGCCAGACTCGTCTGCGCTGTCCGAGAGCAGTAATTCGGCAGGGCATAGGCGAGGGCACGCCGGAGGGATTGAACTGGTATGCTGACTTGGCTGACATACCGGGGACTACATATTCTCGCGTGGACGAGCACCGCAATTTTCGTCGGTTTATCGTTGAGACGACCATGAACCGTCACCTTACGCCGTCGCCGGAGGTGTACGCGAAAACGAAGATTCGGGACGTGTACTCGTATGATCCGGCGAAGGCGTTGAGCTACGAGAAGGGGTTGTTCACAAAGTTTACGAAGGGCTCAGCGTACTGGGAGTTTATTGAAAGCCGTAACGTCACTGATAGGTATGAGCCCACCCCGGACCTTCCTGTCATGCTGACGTTTGACTTTAACGTGGCTCCTTTGGCGTGGGTGGCGATGCAGGAGTTTCGGTACAACCCTGGACCGTTCTCCCCTCGGACGCACCGGGTGGTGGCGCTTGCGGAGTCCTCTGGCGAGAGCCGTGGTCTTATGGACGCCGTTGCGGAGTTTGCTGCGTCTTTCCCGGCAACGGAGTACGCGAGCACGCCGATTGACGTATTTGGCGATTCCTCCGGGTTTTCGAGAAACATACACTCTGCCGGGAGCGACTACACTTCGATTGAGCAGTATTTACGTTCTCTTGGGTACTACAATGTTCGGATTCGCGCCTCCCGGTCCAACCCGCAGATTAAGCATAGGCTGGAGCGCACGGCGGCTTTGATGGCTTACGAAAGGTTTCTGGTGAGTGTAAGCTGTAAGAGGCTTATTGGGTCTTTTGTAAAGACGGCGTTGAAGGATGGCACGTTTGAGATAGACAAGCCTCGTAACGAGGATTGGACTCACTACGCGGACGCCTGCACCTACTGTCTGTTTCAGATTTCAAAAGACATACACATTGAGGGGCTCTACAATTACAGCAAGCCTTTAGGCGCTACGTTGTAAGCGGTTAGGCGGTAACTCTGGGCGTTGGATATGATTAAGTTTTTTTGTCATCCTGATTACGAGTCCAATGAGCGACATTGGGAAACTTATCGGGACTTGTACGAGGGGCAGCACGCCAAGCTAATTTCGCCCAAGTATTTATGGCAGCACGAGCTTGAGTTTTCCCAGCAGGCTGCCACGACCGATCCGAGCAGTGGCTTGTCGGAGACGGTTGGCGGCAAGATTCGCCGGATTCGAGCATTGCGCTCCAGGTATTTTAATTTATTTGAGCCGGTGATTTCAACTTGGGTGTCGATGGCTCTTTCTAAGCCAATGCGCATTGATCCCGAGCTGGCTGAGATGCTTGGAGATGATATTAACGACATTGACGGCAAGGGCTCCAGCTTGTCCAATTTTATCATGGGACCGTTGGCGGTTTCGTACTTTCGGGACGGGAAGGCTGCCGTGCTGGTGGATGCGCCGGAAAATACGGCGAGGACGCAAGCGGAGCAAGCGGCGAGCGGGTTTCGACCGTACATGGAAATCATTGATGTGCTGGATTTCAAGGACTGGCAGACGACCAATGGCAAGTTTGACGCCGTTCGCTATGAGTACGAGGTTATTGCGCCACGGGCGAGCATGATGGAGGAGCCGGAGGAGCGTGAGTATTGCAAAATTTTTCAAAAAGATCCTGAGACGGGCGAGGTTTTGGTTTCGGTATATCTGGAGACTGAACAAAGCGAGGAGTGGACGGAGATAAATTCCCCGAAGGTGCTTTCTGGGTTTCGTGAGATTCCGATTGCGGTAGCGCGAAACAACGTAAGTTGGGTGCGGGACGTGGCGGAATTGCAGCTTGTTTTGTTTAACCTAATGTCCGCCCACTACAACCTTCTCAACACGCAGGCGTTTCAGCGCGTGTTTATCTCCGGCGACTTGCAGGACCGTCACCTTATTAGCATTTCGGAATACGCCGTGTCCGTGCTGCCGCAGGAGGCGAAGCCGTTTGTCGTGGAGCCGTCGGATACGCAGTCGCTCATTGCGGCAATCAATTCCACAATGGACCAACTGTACCGCGTTGCGTTTAACAGAACGCGGGGCGTAGCAATGGACTCCAAGGAGGCTCCTGGGGCTTCGACTCTTCGAGAGATGAGCACGGAGCTGATAGCTCTTCTCATTCACGCCGTTGGAGAATTAGAGGGCGTAGTCAATGAGGCGCTAATGCACTACGCGGCGTTTAAGCTTGGACCCGAAAGAGCCAAAGACTTCAAGGGGCGCGTCACACTGTCTAGGGACATTACGGCGGACGACATAGCCCTCCAGATTCAAATGTTCTTGGCGTACCGCGACGAGATTCGCAATGTGCAGAGCTGGCGCAAGGCGCACTTAAAGAAGGTTGCGGTCACGATGGGCTACAATGAGGACGAGCGTGTGGCAATTTTGGGTGACATTGAAAATCTGGAGCCACTGCCTCAGTTTAACCAGACTGCGTTGCCTCGTGGGCTCAATGCCAACGGAATCAACAACACCAACTTGAACACGCCGCTGCCGGAGCCGAGAATTCGGGACCAGAACGGGCAATGACCATTGGGCAACTTTCGCGCAATGATTGGAGCCGGGCATGACCATCGAGGAGATTCTGCGAGAAGTTGCTCTAAACATTAGGCGCGAAGACCGAAGCGTTGATGCCTACATTGATGAGCTGCTTCTGTATTTGAATGACATGGCGCTGCGTGTCATTGAAGAGCTTCCGGCTGGCAGCAAGATCCGGGAGCGAGCGATGCTGCGTTTTTTGGGAGGCATTGAGAGCTTGCTCTACGACGGTGGCGGGCTTGATGAGCGCGTCCAGTCGGTGCAGGACATATTTGACTTGCAGCGCGAAGTCTCGGAAAGGCTTTTTGAGGATGCTTCGGACGCTCGCGCCCGCAGGCGCCTGGACGCTGAGAGCGAAAGTAGCCTGGGGATTTACGTTGGCACGCGCACTGCGATTGTTGCGGCAGCGATTGGCATGTTTGCGTCCTCGTTGAGGGAGGGGGTGGTAGAGTCGATATTTGCCGAGCGCCCCATTCGGACGGCAGAGCTTATAAAGGCTGCCGGGGAGCAGGCGAAGAAGTATTTGAAGTTTGAGCTAACGGCGTCGATTACCGCGCACAATCAGATGGTTTTGATTGAGCAGGCGTTGGCTTTGGGAGTTCCGTTTGTCTTGTACGCGGGACCATTGGACGAAAAGAATCGCCCTTTTTGCAGCGCGAGGGCGAAGAGGATTTTTCCCATTCGGGAGATTTTCACCTGGCGCAACGACAATCGCGAGCCTGCCTGGATTTATCGTGGCGGGTGGGGCTGCCGACATCTTTTAGTTCCTGTGCGGAGCAGAGCGGATGGGGCTTAGCTGGTCGGGCATAAATATCATTAGGGAAAGGCTCGACGCCAAGATCGCTGCTATGGAGGGCAGGTTTCGCGAGGCGGTAGACGGGGTGAAAGACGGAATCAAAATTCGCACGCAGGCGGGTTTTGACCCAGAGTTTAATCTATTTCGAGACTACAGCAAAAGTTGGGCAAAAAAGAGGCGTGCGGCTGGCAAGGGGATTGACCGCGTTGACCTGACTTTCAGCGGCGCTATGTTTAAGAGCCTAAGCGTTCGATTTGAAAAACAGACCTATTTGCTTTCCGCGACTATTTACTTTAGCTCCCCGGAGCAGGCGCAGAAGGCTAAATATAATCACGTGGACCACAGGCGTCCGTTTTTTAGCTTGAGCGCATCGCAAAAGAGGAGTTTGGTAAACCAAGTACGGAGTGCGGAATGAACAAGGGCGCTAATAGCAACGGGCAGGGACACGAAGAAAACTCACCAGTTGAGGCAGGATTAGGAGAGCCGCCGCAGCCGTCGATGGAAGAGGTTGGCAAGCTGCGCGAGAAAAACCAAAGGCTCCAAGGGCAGATTGTTGAGCTTGAAAAGAAGTATCAAACTTTTTCTAGCATATACAAGGACATAGATCCTGACGAGGTGAAGTCTCTTCGACAGCGCCTTGAGGAGACAGAGCGCAGTGCGGCAGAAAAAGACCCTGCCAAGCTCGAAGATTTATTTGAAAAGAAGTTCAACAAGTACCGATCTGAAGTAGAGACTGAAAAGCAAAGGCTTGGCGAGGAGCTTGCCAAACTACAGCGGGCAAACAAGACACTTGCCGTAACCGACAAGGTAATGGGCGAGATTGGCTCACTTTTTAATCAGGACGCGGTGCGTTGGATAAAAAGGGAGGTAGAGGAAAGCTGCGACTTGGATGATGATGGTAGCATCGTCGTAAAAGACGAAAGCGGGGATATTTTATACAAGGGAGCCCGTCCGATGACTCTAAAGGAGTACGGCGAGCACCTTGTTGAGAAGTATCCAAGCCTTGCTAAAGCGTCCGGTGTTGGTGGCGTGAAGGACTTTACGCCTGGACAACAACGGTCTGGGCAGAGGGCTTCAAACAGAGTTCCGCAGACTTTTGCCGAACTTCAGTCACTCCCGAACGCCAAAGAGGTTTTGGAACGTCTCAAGAAGGATGATCCTGCGGCGGTGCAAAAGATTTTGCGTACTATTTCCGCATAGTAAAAGGGTGATGATTTATGGCGATGACCGAGTTCAAAGACATTGATGGCGTAAAGGTCGTCAATGGCGTTGCTACCAAGATCGATACCTCGAATGTGACCACGCCGACCGAGGCTGAGCTTGTTGCTGCTTTTGGCAGCGCAGCGAGCCAGGCAGGCAAGGTTTTCATTCAGGACGACAACGGTGCAAATACCGCTGTAAAGCTGGTGGTAAGTAACGGCTCAAGTTACTTCTTCGCAGCTTTTACAAAGGCTACTTAGTTTTAAGTTTTTATAAGGAATATACACTATGGGTGCTGTATCGAACATTACTGAGTTTGGAAACTCAGTCAACGTAACAGACGTTCTTGCGGCGGGCATTTCCCCTGCTTTAGTAAAGGCAAATTGCATGATGAACCTCATGCACGTTGAGGGACTTCCGGCTGGCACCATGACTGCTAAGCTGACTAAGAAGGGATCTCTCACGGCAGCTTCGCTCGCTGAGGCAACTGCTCTCGCACCTAATGGAGACGGTGAGCTGACTGATTCTTCAGTTAGCGCCACAATCGCTAAGTGCGCTGTTGTTTCTGGCGTATCGGTTGAGCAGGGGCAGTTCGGCGCCATCACGGCTGACCGTATTGCCGCTGAGCACGGTGCTGCGATTGCTCGCTTTATCGACAACGATGCCCTTTCGCTGCTTTCTGGTCTTTCAACTGCCGTTACTTCGGCTTCGATCCTGACCATTGACGACGTAATGCTTGGGCAATTCAATATCTTTAACTCCGAGACTCCAAACAAGGAAGTGCCGCTCAAGGCAGTGCTTTCGCACCGTGGGCACTACAATATCAAGAAAGAAATTGTTCAATCGGGCGCTTCCGTCTGGACGAACGAGTCCTTCCTTGAGATCCTTGCTGGCGCTCCGCAGAA